TTCGGTAAAATGGGTATAGAGTTTGATAATGGCACCAGAATACTTGTGTCTGCTACATCCGCTGATGCCTTCCGTGGTAGAACTATCAATATGCTTGTTTGCCTAGGCGGTGAAAACACCATCAAGGTTCGCAACAAAAAAACCTTGGAGATTGAAGAGGTGACTATTAAAGATTTTTACCAAAGACTAAAGAAAACTCACTGAAAAGTTCACATTTGTTTATAAATAGGTGTAGAGGTGGACACATGAACAGATTAGAAGAGTTTTTGAAGCGCAACAGGAAGAGGAACAAACATCTTTGGATGGATGATGTTGTAGAGAATATTGATTATATTGTGTGTCCGGTAACAGGAACCAGACTATCAATGTTGAAGCGTAACTATATTGAAAAGACACTAAACATGTCATACAATGATTTTATCACAACATATCCACACCAAAAGATGGTATGTGATAAAAGGCTTGAAAATATCAAGACCGGTCTACAAGAAATAGATGTATCGACTGGACTGACAAAACATCAGACATCAATGGTGAAGGCCAAACAAACACTGGAAAAAATAGATGAGTTTGGTGTTAGTGGTTACAAGAAGAAAGGACAACATACTAAAAATGGTCATCTATCCAACATTGATGAAAATGGATTGAATGGTTATCAGCGATTAGCAAAATATCGCAATGAGACCGTGTTGGATAATGGTCTTACCATACAAGAAAACGCTTTACTGAAAACATTACAAAAGCGAGGTATTGATGGTAGACAAAAAATGTTTGACCGGTATTATTATAACAACCTGGTAAGATACCTATCCACTAAGTCTGTAGAGACCAAACAGACTGATAAACATAACGACCATATATTTCCAGTGTCCCGTGGATATGAACATTATATCAGTCCGTTTGTTATGTCACACCCCAACAACCTGATGTTGGTTGATAAAGATTATAATGTTAGTAAGGGTTCACAGTTACATATCACACCAACTGAACTTTTTGAAATGGTAGGTGTGACAAAAGAACAAAACAACAAAGAGTTCAGCGTTTTTATGTTGTCCCTACAGAAACAAAGCAAGGATTTCAGTTTAGCGCTATATAGCGCAATGGTCAAGGAGCTAGGTTATGGATTTTGTGGCAAATAATGACTATGAGATAATGACCGATGAAGGTTGGAAAGACTTTAGCGGTATATCTCTCAATGGTGAAAAACGTACAGGTCGGATAACATTTACCGATGGAAGACAAGTGGTGGCAACACATAATCATGAGTTCTTCATAGATGATAATAAAGTAAAACTGGAAAATATTTGCCTTGGGGATCGTATAGATGGTGGTGATAATGTTGTTGCTGCTATGTATCCACACCATGGAAAGATTGATGTGTATGATGTGGTGGGTGTGAAAAATAATGACCATTCGTTCCTAATCAATGGTGGTGTGAAGACCAAAAATTGTGATGAGTTTGCCTTCGTCCGTAAACACGTAGCTGATGAGTTCTGGTCAGCCAACTATCCAACTATTTCAGCTTCCGAAGAGGCTAAAATTATCATAATATCAACACCTTGTGGTATTTTCAATCAATTTCATACCATATATACTATGGCAGAACGAAAAGAGAATGAGTTCAAATCTCTAAAGTTTGACTGGAGAGTTGTGCCTGGTAGGGATGAAAAATGGGCAGAAAATCAGAGGAAGAACCTTGGACTTCGTAGATTCAGACAGGAGTATGCTGTTGAGTTCTTGGGATCTATTGCTACAGTTATTGATGCAACTGTTCTTGAAGATTTATATACAATGACGGAAGATCCTGTTGACCAACAACTTGGTGGAGATTTTATCATTTATGAGAAACCTATAGATGGAGCCCAGTATATACTTGGAGTAGATAGTGCCAAAGGTACAGGTGAGAATTATTCTGTCATACAGGTGTTGAAATTGGAATCTATGAAGCCCATCAAACTCTCCCAGGTAGCAAAATATAGAAGTAATGTGGTAGATGTTTTCAGGTTCGCTGATACTGTAAATAAAGTAGCATATTTTTACAATCAAGCCTATATCATGGTAGAGAATAATGCAGAAGGATCTGCCGTAGTAAACCGTTTATGGTGGGAACATGAGAACGAAGGACTTGTCAATACAGGCTCTAAGGCTCAGGATCTTGGAATTCGTGCAACCACAAAGACTAAACCACGGGCTGTTCTACTTATGAAGAAACTTATAGAGGATGGTTCTTTGAGTATCGTGGACTATGATACCGTAGCAGAACTATCTAGTTTTATTGAACAGAACAACAAATTTTTTGGTAGAGATACCAATGATGATACGGTTTCAGCGTTATATTGGGCAGTATTTATTTTGGAGATGAATTTATTTGAGGAGTCTTATGAACTACACAAAGGCACTAAACAGGAAGAGGATGAAGGATGGGGTATTCTTTCCGATGTTGAACCTGGTGAGGACTTTTCTTGGTTGACAAAAGATTTCTGATAAATTTATATAAATAGAGATATGAGACTACAAAGACACCTTGAAAAAACAGATGAATCATTGATAATATCAGCAGCTGCTATCAAATTGATATATGACCAATTACAGGAACTTTTGGTAGGTTATAGGTTATATCTGAAACATTATGTCAAGAGAGATAAAAAAGTTGAAAAAACCTTCAAGAACTTCATCAAAAAGAATAATCTACCATATAAAGAGATAAAAATATATAGTGTTGATGATCCAAAACCACGGGCATTTGTAATGCCCAACGGTGAACTGGTTCTATCAAATAGTCTGCAGGAGTTATTAAAACCAGAAGAATTGTGGGCATTTTTACTCCATGAATATGGACACCATTATAATAAGGATTTCATAGTTAAATCAGTTCGTAAATATTCATTTATATTATTGGCTCTTACCGTGGCAACGGCACTAAGTTCAACTTGGTTATCGCTATTCATATTTTTCTTATTATATAAAACAGGCAAAGTATTGAATGATGTTATGTCAAAACAAATGGAATATAAAGCTGATTCAATGGCGGTAAAATTAGGATATGGTGAAGAATTGAGTAGCGGTATGGCGAAGTTGCAGATTTTAGGTGAGATATATGGTGTTGGTGATAGTAAAATAACCAAAATAGTTAATAAATTGAGTGATCTTATTGATGAACATCCATCTGTAGAAAATAGAATAAAAAAGATGCTTGGAAGTAGTGATATATTGGATTTGATGAGAAAGGAAGTTACATGGGTAGATGAAGAAGGTAATGAGAGGCAAGGTGTATGAAAAAATCTGATCTAGCTGAAAAAATTCTGAGAAGATTAGGTAGTCCGATGGTCAAAGTGGAATTAGAAATTTCCACTATCAATGATAATATTGACGATTCACGCCAACGGTTCATCAAATGGGCTGTAGGACAGGCTACTCAGGAAACATTTTATACTGTAATGCTATCAGGTGGTGTTGCAACTTATGACCTTCCTGGTGATGTTGTTGAAGTTCTTGGATATGACACACAACCATTCGGTGGTGTGAATCAGTTGTTCACTATCTCCAACTATATGTATAATGCTGGAATGTTTGATCAGATGCTTGGTAGGGGAGGCACCTCAGGTAGTGGTGCTGCTTCTGGATATACACTAATATCTTATCATATAGCCCGGGATTTCTTGGAGACTATAAAGAGGTATGTGGTTGATACATATAACTATAAGTATCACAAATATACTAACACTTTGGAATTGAATCCTGCTCCACCAGTCAGTGGTTCTTATATAACCTATGATAATGTTGTATATGATTCACCTGGATTCATTCTTCTAAGAACATTCACTGTAGAAGGGGATGATGAGGACTTGTATGAAAATATGTGGATTTTGGATTATGCCACAGCCCTATGTAAACGTAATCTTGGTCTTATCCGTAGAAAGTTTGGAGGATTCCAAGCTATAGGTAATATGAATGTCCAAATGGATGGAGATGCTTTGATGTCAGAGGCTAATGAAGAAATAACTAAACTGGATGAACAACTTCGGAGCGAGGAAGTTTATGAGGGCTATGGTCTATATCAGGGTTGATGTATGTTACTAAGATAAAATATTTTAGGTTGGTGAATATTTTAGGCTAAATGATATAAATACATCCAGAACATAGAGGATGTATATGGCAAGACACAATAAGAGCGGACACTCCAAAGGTTGGAAATGTCAAATACTCGGTGAAAACCACTATAAAGACTGGTGTAACTAATGCCCAGAAGACCTAATCCAGGATTGACCAAACCAAAGTGGTCCCTATATGACCTAAACTTTAATCAGGAACACGACCTGGTAACGGGCTATCTTATGGAAATCACGGACATCGCTGGTATTGAGGTAGACTATTTTCGTAGGGATGAGTCGGTCCCCTACGATCCACTTTATGGTGAACACACAAACACTGCCTTTGAGGAGCCAATAACTACTAAGGTTTTGTATGATGTAGGTGAAGAACCTAATTTATGGAGTTCTTTTGGTATGTTTGGTGGAGACATCATAACTACACATATTCCAATAGGAACCTGGAAAAGGGATATATCACAGACACTAACACCAATGATAGGTGATGTTCTACATGTCAAGTGGTTGGACCGTGAATTTGAAGTAGTTCATGTTGACGATGATGACCGTATTTTTCAGTTGAAAAAAATGATCTATATTCTAGTGCTTCGTCCATATAGGTTCTCCGAACAATCAGCGTCTGCTACAGAAGTTTATACCGAGACCCTTCCTATGTCTGCTTATGGTGATAATGATTGGATTGAAACTCAAAGTGATGCCATTGATGCTTATACAGACATTGATGATAGTATATATTTGAGATAAGAGGAGGAATAAAATGAAGATTGAAGAAACTGTTGAAAAGTATGCTGTAGAACTTGTAAAAATGATGAAAAAATTAGCTAAGGTAGACTAATAGTATGTAAATGAGAGGATACTTTTTCCACAGAGCCATAAGACGTAGCCTGGTACAATTCCTGGACCTTTTTAGAACCATATATATCGCTAGATACAATAACGATGGATATGCTACTAAAATTATCAGGGTACCCTTGAGCTTTGGACCTAAAGAAAAATCGTTCATGTGGCAGAAATCTGAGGGTAAGAAAACGGACGAGATACTTCCTTTGATGGCTGCCAATGTTACATCTATAGATTTTGATTCATCCAGAATGGCAAATAGAGAACAGAATATTGTTATTAGCCGAGACCTGTCAGCCAAGTCTCTCAAAATGTTCAAGAATGCTATACCATATAATATTGGTATGAATCTCAATATTTGGACACTTCATATTGTTGATGTTGACCAGATACTTGAACAGATACTTCCTTTCTTTGCTCCACATAACTTTATCCGTGTGGTATTTCCAGAGCTTGAAGCTACTATGGATATCAAAGTTATACTAAATAATGCTACACCAGACTTGTCGGAGGACATGGCGGAAGAAGATTGGAGAGTAATCAAGTGGACTATAGCTTTCACAATGCAGACATATGTAATGAGACCACTTATTATATCAACAACCACAGGTATATCATCAAGTGGATCATTTGATGATTATGAGGAAATCCCACCGAGTGCTTCAGGAAGCCTACCTGGTTTAGGTTTCAACATGGGTTCTGGTGGTGTATCCATAATGAGTTCGGGAATAGTAGATAAGATTCTAACTAGATTCTTTATGAATGATGTGGCCTGGGAAGAAAGAGGTACGGAGACAGTATTCACATCTGGTGCAGATACACCGGCAGCTGTATCATTAATGTTGGAAGGACTTGGATACGATGAGGACGCCCATATAATGTACCAATATGAGAGATATGATAATAACAAATCTTAAAAAATACTTATTAGAAGCTAATGATAAAGTTAATTTGACCGGACCACGCTGGCGTACAGTGTTAGATATTGAATATGTAAAATGTTGTGGTAGTTGTTATCATGTAGGTCATCGTTCAAAAGGATTGGTTTGTAGTAGTCCCGAAGTTAGAGAAGTGTGTGATATAAAGCCGCGTGGTGAAGTTGAGACTGATGGAGGTCTCCGTTGTAAGTATTGGAAAGATATTGGAGATATAATGCGTGACTAATCTTAATAAAACTACGAGCACAAATTATCAACTTGCCATCCCAGTTCTTCCAGCTCAAACTGGACTTGCAGCATCACGGGAACTTGTTCTAAACATATATGGTACAGTTATACCTGGTGTGGCTCTTGAACAGAATGAATCAAAATGGCAAGGTAATAAAATGTTGTTCCATTCTGGTGGTATTACCTATGATATGTGGGAGATACAGTTTCTTGTTGATTCGGAGTATAAGAATTGGAGATTGTTATATGGTTGGCTAACATATATACAGGATAATTATAGTATTCCAAGTGCTGTTCCAACCGACTATCAAGTTGATTGTGCATTGAAAATTACTGATAATTTCCAAGGAACAGTAATGCAACTTGTTCTGAAAAACACATGGATTCAGAGTCTTGGGTCTGTTACTTTGAGCCAAAGAGAAGGAGAGGCTCAGGTGGAGTGTTCAGCAAGTCTGGTGTTTGATAGGTTTGAGGTCATTGAGACTTGAAAATATCTGACTTATTTGAACCAAAAAACATCATAAATAGGTATAAATAAGAATATAAATAATATCAAACAAAATTAGGAGGACTATCAAATGGGATTTTACCTTAGTCCAATGGTCGCAGTAAATGAAATTGACGCAACTACTACTATTCCAGCAGTAGCAACATCAGTAGCGGTAATCTTATTGAGGAACGCTTATAAGGGTCCTGAAATGAAAACCACTCTTGTTACTTCTACCAACGATCTTATCGAAAAATTTGGAATGCCTACAAATACACAGGAATGTTATGAGGATATTCTTTCAGCAACTGGTTTCCTTAGATATGGTTCCGCTCTGTATTGTACAAGAGTAATGCCGGTCTCAGCAAGTTTTGCTGGAACTACGGCAACAAGTGGTGCTTCTGCTACATTTGCTGGTTATACTGAAAGTGAACTTTGTCTTGACAATTTGGTAAGTCTTGATCCTGATGAATTTGCCAGTGAAGATGTAGGATTAGTAGAAGGCACAGACATTTTCAAAGCAATCGCCATTTCTAGAGGTGCTTGGGGTAACAATATCAAAATAGCTGTTATTGATAAGGAAACTTATGATAACATTCGTGATGCAGCCTCTCCAGAGAACACATGGAGTATTTACTCAGCTGTTAGAGAAATAGATAGTCCATTAGAAACTGACCATGATTTTCTCGTTGTTCTATATGTTCTAGATCAGGCTGGAAAAGCATACGGTATCAAAGAATATTTCAATGTATCAACGGATGAAGATGCTGTTGATGATGAAGGTAAAAAGAGATACGCTGAAACACTTATAAACAATGAATCAAAATACATCAGATTTTCTCTGAATAGTTCTTGTAAGAATATGCCAATTTCCGTTTCAACTTCTGTGTGGCAGTCATTCTCAGGTGGTTGTGATTACAACCCTACCCTGATAGCTGATCCTGTTACAGCAGCACAAATGATGTTGGCACTTGATCTTTATGGAAATGCTGAAGAAATTGATGTCAATGTGTTTATTGATAGTAATAGTCCATTAGCTGTTAAGAAGTATCTTGTTGAAACTATCGTTGGTACAAGAAAAGATAGTATGGCTATTTTGGATTGTCCTAAAGAAACGATTATTTACAACCGTGGAAGTGAAGCACAAGACTTGAGTGATTATAGACGATCTAGTATAATTGGTGTTGGTGATATTGGTGCTGATTCTACGGCAAGTTATGTAGCTATCTATGGTAACTGGCTTGAAGTGTATGATAAATGGAATGGTAAGTTCCGTTGGATTCCTGCTTCAGGATTCGTTGCTGGTATCTTTGCTAACACTGACAGTGTATCCGATCCTTGGTTTGCTCCAGCAGGTTTGAATAGAGGTGTTCTACTTAATGTTAGGAGACTGGCATGGAATCCAACTAAAGCAGAACGAGATGTTCTTTATAAGAACGGAATCAATCCAATCACGTCCTTCTCTGGACAGGGCAAGACCTTGTGGGGACAGAAAACAATGTTGGATAAAGAATCAGCGTTCAACAGAATCAATGTCAGACGATTGTTCTTGGTACTTGAAAAAGCTATCTCTACGGCAAGTAAATACTTCCTGTTTGAACCAAATGATGATCTTACAAGATTGTTGTTGGTCAATATGATTGATCCTTTTCTTCGTGATGTCAGAGCGAGAAGAGGTCTGTATGACTATATGATCGTATGTGATGAGACAAACAACACAGCGGAAAGAGTAGACAGGAATGAACTTTGGGCAGACATATATCTAAAGGCAACACGATCTTCTGAATATATCGTCCTGAACTTTGTTGCAACTAAAACAGGTGCTTCGTTCACCGAATTGATAGGAAATTACACATTATAATATTATCAGGAGGAACTGAAAATGGGATTTGATATAGACTCTTACCGGGCTTCATTCTTGGGAGGAGCGAGACAATATTTGTTTTATTACCGCCCACTATTTCCAGGTGGAATAGGAGGAAGTACGGAGAAGGCTACCTATCTTGTAAGATCAACACAGGTACCAGAAACGACATCAGAAGAAATTATAACTAACTGGCAAGGATTTGATTTCAAATTCGCTGGAAAGCCAACATATTCTGATTGGACGGTCACATTCAATGTTGATAAGGACGCTGAAATTTTGAGAATCTTCAATAGTTGGGCTAGGGTCATACACGATCCAACAACCAACACATATGCTGAACCAAGTTTATACTTTATGGATCAGCAGCTTGAACTTCTTGGATTGGACGGAACACCAATCACGAAGTATAAACTCGTAGGTGCTTGGCCAAAGTCAGTAGGATCAGCCTCTATTGATTATAGTTCTAGTGATGTTCTACAGTTTGATGTGAATTTCACTTACTTGTACCATGTAACAGACAACGTAACTTACGGAAAGAATCAATCCTTTTCGTAAATACAAAGTAACATAAATAGTAGTATAACCCACTTGGATGAAATATTCCAACGGATCTCTTGACAGGTCTAAAGGGTCTCTAACCAGATACCTTTAGACCTGTTTTTCTTTGGAGGACAAATGAAGTTTCAATTTGATATACAGTCTTATCTATCACAGGTGAAGGGCTTCTCCAAACAATATTTGTTTTATATAAATCTTGTTTTGCCTACACCAGCACTTAGTCCTAATGCTTGGGAAGCCTTCACAGGGTTCATTCAATCCTTCGGCTCTCCATTTGGACTTGGTGCTGGAGAACCAAGAACTATGATACCTTATCTTGTGAAGGCCACCGCTCTTCCGGATTCTATGGTTGATGAAATATTGATTCCAGCACAGCATTTTGAAGTGAAAATTCCTGGAATCGTTAGATATACAGACTGGACAGTGACCTTCAATGTTGATAAAGAAGGAGTATTACTACAATCTTTATATAACTGGCAGAATCTTGCCCATTCAGTAGATTTATCACAGAAAAATGATAAGCAGTTCAAGTATATGGAAGAGAATTATATGCAAGATCAACAAGTATTCTTACTTGATGGTACTGGAGAAGCACAGATATGTTATAAACTATTCAATGCTTGGCCTAAGTCTATTCAAGGAAGTCAATTTGACTATAGTTCCGAAGAGGTTTCTACCATTGATGTTACATTCTCCTTCTGGTATTATACTATAGAGAATGTAAAGATTGGTTCGTTGAAGTCTCTTGTGAAACAACTATCAGGATCATTGACGGAGAGATTCTTATGAGAATAAATTTAGACATTGATACATATAGAGCTAGTTTTAGTAATCTAAGCCGCCAATATAGTTTTTATGTTGTATTGAAGTTCCCTGGTTGGAGTAATGTTATGACATCAACCATAAAGGGTATACTTGGAAATGGTGTTGTATCTGGTTTGTATAGTGGTGCATCTGCTTTCATTGATGTAATAGGTGTAGATAAGGAAGTAGAGGGATTACCAATGTTGGTAAGAACTACCACTCTTCCAAGTTCTACAATTAGTGATAGTCTTACTCACTGGATGGGTCAAGATATAAAGATGGTTGGTAAACAAACATTTGAAGATTGGACGGTTACATTCAATATAGATTCTGAGGGTATAATACTCAACAAGTTCTATGAATGGCAAAAGGTAGTCCATGACCCTGAGTTCAACACTTATGGTAACCATGATTCCTACTTTGCTGACCAGACAGTATATCTATTGAATGGAAGTGGAGTATCCATATGTGAATATAAATTGTATGGGGCATGGCCAAAGATAATTGGAGCTGTAAATCTAGATTATTCATCCAGTGAAATATCACAGGTTGATATAACATTCTCATATCAGTTCCATACGGTTAGAAAAGAAACAGAAGGATCATTCGATAACATCTTGAAACGGGGTCTACAAGGTGTCATTAGAAATATATAACAAAATAGTGGAGGTTGTAAAATGTCGGATTTTAAAAGATACTTAAATATTTACACAATGGAAACGGTGCTTCCAGGAACAGGTGAGACGGTAAAGTTTCGTCCTATCAACACTGGGCAGATCAAAAAATTGATGATGTACGATAACATGGAG